GTGAATTTCCTTCCAAACTGTACCCTAGTAAACAGCTTGGATCACCGATTGAGTTTAAGTCACAACCGTTGACTAATCAATTTAACTCCTTGATTTAGGGCTATACTTTTACGTTGTAATAAACGACCCAATTAATGTAGGGCGCCATTTCAGTAGTTGAGAGTTGAGACGATTGGCTCGATGAGTTCAACATCATACTGGACAAAGATGTTTCCTCCCAAGACTGAGGTAGCTGGTCCACCCATGGCGGCGTAAACGAGGGTTGCCGGAACATAAATGTTGCCTCCCTGCGAGAGAACGCCAATAGTAGTAGTAAAGTCTGCCGAGGTGATATATGGATACCACAACTTGTCAAACCTCGCCACATCCACGTTAGTCACAATAGCTCCTGGTCTTGGTGGTTTGTTGGGGTCACACAGTAGATCCGCGCCTTCATATCCAGCCCACGCTGGACAGGTCACAAAGCCCTTCATTGGCGAAATCGCTTGTAATGAGGTGGGAATAGAGTCAGGGACATCATATTCCAAGGCCATGGCGACCTGTCCGGACGTTGTAGTCGGACAAGCAGGCACGTAAATGAAACGCACCGAAACCCACCTGAATTTGGAGAAATTGGCGGAAATTCCGTTCAACCAGGAGAACGAGAAGGGTGCCACACGGATACTAGCACCTGTATAGGTTGCTTGTGTACCCACCTGGGTTACAAATTCTACATTTTGTAGACGTAACTCTCCTTCTCGACCACTCCGGAAAACTGGATTGGAACTTCCAACGATCACTCCCGCACTAACAGGCGGAACAACTGGGGATACCATTTGATATCCCGGTGTCATTCCACCAATCTGTCTCACCCGACGACGGCGGCGGGTACGTCGTCGGGAACCCGGAGAAACAATCATCTCTTCGATCATTGCCACACGCGGGCGCGTAGTGGCTCTCGGCATAACTCGTCTCCTCGGGCGTCTGGCCATCAATTTTGTCGGGTCCTAGACCAACCCGACCAACATATCTTGAAATCCGTGGCCACATCGGATTGTTGTGAAGCTCTACCCAGAGGTCATCAAACTGAGGGTTCGACGACGAAAAGAATTTAACCAGGGTCTTCGGCCAGGAAGTCAGGTAATAAACCTTCTTAGAAAGAAAATGTGAACAGAAGTTCACACTCTCTAACTCTCCACTTGGCGTGATGGCGCATGGGACATAGTCCTTGCACTCATGACCTAAAGCCTGGTAACGCTCCTTGGCGTGTTCCACATATCCTTCAACCGAGTCATCACCCATGGCAATACACCACGGGGATCCTATCAGTTCGGCCATCAGACATCTGATTCTCGAATTAGTACTTGAGGTACAATAAGAACCGGACTTCATCAAGCCTGGCAATCCTTGAGCGATCAGGGTTCCATCGGACAGTTGAAACACACTATTGGCGAAACAGTGAAATCGCGCGCGAGCAGCACACGCCATC